ATTTTGGTCCCACATCTCGAGATGATACCTCCCATCCCAACCAAAGCGACTCAATTTCAGATTTACTAGCAGCAGGAAACCCCTCTTCATGTAACTTATCTAACACTAACTTAAGGCTATCCGCTTCCTTGCTAAAGAACCCATCCAGCCATAGGCCATAAACACGTTCATAGGTCTTTGCAAGGGACGGTTTCTTATCACTAACTGTAGCAGAATAAATATATTTATCTTTTATTGGAGACCCTACGACGTTACCTTTATAGTAGTGAAAACTCGTACTCAGAAACGTAGAATCTTGCTTTCTAATACCGAGTTTCATCTTTGACTCTGGAATTACAACACCGCATTCCATATACGCCTTCCAAAAGTTTAAGCCCATCGCGGCTGTCAACAAGTCATCGCCATAAATATTAGCAACCCACTTCAAAAATTCCTCTGGATCAAACCCACACTTTAACCAAGCGTAAGCAAGCATAATCACATTCGCAATAGAATTATCATGGGCCGTGTTATTAGACCCACTCATATTTCCACCATTAACTTTATACTTCTTACCATTTTGCAAAATTACAGAGGAGTCTACCAAATTATCCAGATACCAATTAAAAGCGAGCCAATCTGGCGACAACCCATCGCAACCAATATCGAACTTAAGGCCCCTAGCCCTAATGTCATATACGGCGCGCAATAAATATCCTCTCAAATTTGAATCATACTGGGGAGCGTCAACCTCGTCAACAATATCAGGCAATTTTGAATACAAAGAACCCCATCCACCATTGAACTTACTCATACCAATTTTTATCTTGGTAAAATCATGTCCATTGGCTAGATTGGTATTTTGACCCTCAAAAAAGCATCGCACCTTTTATTGCAGCATTCGCTGGAATACCACAAATAAGACGGCACTTCTCCTTCGCCTTTTCTATTGACAAAATTTCCAACTTCCCAAATAGATCCCAGTCAAAGACCTCACCCCACGACGGATAACTACCCGACTCAATTAAATCATCAAGATACTCACCTTTTGATTTATATCCTTCAAATTTAAAAGGTCTACCGGCCGATCCAGCCTTATTGATAGTCAATTCATGAAGATCCCG